CCTTCTATTGTGGTATTTTCGTGCATAGTGTCTTCCATTATTTTCTCCGATTTCTTTTAATTTAGCATCACCTATTTAAAGATGTCTATAAAAGCAGAACCGGGTAACGTTCCCACTACTTCTGTTTTCATTAGCTTACAGCCTGAGTCTCTGAATCAACAATTCGTTTTAGATTATCAACCTGTACCTTGCTCTTAAACTTGGTATCATTTTGAATCTCATTAAGCCTGCTCTTGAACTTCTCAGTTTCAGCCCTCTTTCTTGAGCTAAGAGTTTCACGCTCTGCCGTTTGGAGGTCTCCACTAAGTTTCTTGATTTGTGCTTCGAGTTGTTTAATATAAGACTGCATCTGAGCCATTTGGCCTTTCCGCTGTAAAACACCTTGTTTGTCAAAGATTTCAGTTTTCTTTAAAACCTCGACATCGTCTACCAGATTCATTTTATACGCTTCTAGGTACATCTGATATTCAGCTACCCTATTAGAAGGTAATGTTGAACCGGATATGATTCTCACGTCATAATGCCCGACGGTGATGTCATTTGTAATGGCATTAATTTCCTGACTTTTATTATCATACATATTTACCGTAAACTCCGTAATGTCGTTATTTGGCTGTACAATTCTAAACGTCTTTGCGTAAGTATAATGACCCTTAGCTAGGTTGTACAAATTTTTACCTAGCCTTGTCAAACTTCCTTCGATATCTCTTAATTTAGATTTACCACGAGTCTCGCCCATCTCGGCAAGCATCGCAGTACCACGAACTGTTTCAGGTGCGGCTTCCTTGAAGCCTTGCATTAGTTCTGGGATACCGAAACTTAAATCTATATAATGTTCTATTCTGCTCATTAAATTATAAAACTCTCCTGAGAGTGATTGTGGGGCAGGGAAGTGCGGTGCACCAAACTCTGGGTTATAAGGTATAACAGCATTAGGTCTAGCCCAATCCTGTTCCAACTGCCCCAAATCATCTACGCTCCCCTCTGGAACCATTAGTTTTAGTCCAGCAGAGGCTTGAGCGTGTGAGAGAGTGAGAGAGAAAAGCTTGTTCAAAAGCCTTTGAGAGTCTTTGACTTTTGAGATATCAGACTTTGGATAAGGAGTTCCTGTCCATATATTAGGAACTGGTATTATCGGATATATGTCTGTATTTAATATTTGCTCATACAACAACACATCACCTGCTGTTGCTGAGACTTTAATTCTTGTTTGCGTTACTTCAACAATCTCAATCATTTCAGCTTCTATTAAAAGCTTTGCGTTTTCAGATTCTATGAAGTCATTATATTTTTCTATATCTAGGATAACTTCTGAGCCATCCTGTTTATTAAATATTCTATAGAAAGGAACCTTTACTTTTGTAAATCTTTCTAGTATTCTATACTTATTAATTCTATTATACTCAGATTCGTATGCTACATCTGGAGTAAAGGATTGTGAAGAATTTTTTCTACCACCCTCAGGATAATCTTCTTCGTCATAATAAGTATCAATATCTTCTATAAAAGGCTCTACTTGAGGATACATATTAAGAAGTTGGTCTTCTGTAAGTATAGTAGATAGGATAATGCCAGATGCATCGTCAGCGTATCTATGTCTAGATGCTGGGTCTACATAAACTCTAAATGGGTCTAGGTAGGTATATTTAACCTCACCTCTGCCGTAATCAGCTTCTGGGTCTATGTAGGCGTATAAGTAACCCATGCCCGCAGTAGCGTAGTCGTGTACTGCTTGTTTAAACTGCGTGTCACCATCAGATATATCCCATATGTATTCAAGGACAGTTCTCCATACATTGGATATTCTGCTATCAGAATCCTCTCTACCAACCGCACTGTACTTAGGAGAGCGTGATGTAAGTAGAGATTTTAGTTTTTCTATTGCGGCATACACCCTATCAATAACAAAGTCACCTTGCCCTACTGCACGTAGAGCATCTGACTCTTCTTGAGAATAGTGGTTACCTAAAAAGAAATCTATAGAATCTCTTGCCTCCACATCCCATTCGGCACGAGCATCCTTCCACATTCTCCATAACTGTCTATTAACTTCTGAGTGTTGAGCTTCGTTCTTTTCTAACTCTCTAATACTAGAAATGGGTACACCTTCCTTTTTAGTGTTTAATATACCAAATTATATACATATAATGCAAGTACTTTTTAAATTTTTTGTCCAGTTACCCAAGAGATAACTCTTTTCTTTGTTTCACTTACAGGCTTTACTACTTTGTTCTCTATGAAGTCAGTAGCATCAAACCTTTTACTAACAGGAGGTCTGGCTTTGTTTACAGCATACCAAAGTCCATCTAGTATATCATCATTTTTACCTTTTGGAAACTGATACATCTCATCTACAAGTGATGTATGAGACCTTTTTATAAACATTTTTTTTCTATTTACTATTGGTGCTAATAAAGATTCTAATCTATCTTCTTTTTTTATACCACTAGGAGGTCTAACCCCCAACGCTATACCGGGGGCTACCTTTCTTTCTTTACCTGAAAGAGCATTAACAGCATCTTTAATTATACCCTGAGCTCCAACGTGTTCTACGTTTACACGTTTTACTGGCGAGAACTCCCTAGCGTACTCTAATATCTGCTCTGGCATATCGTACAAAGGTATATGCTCTCTCATATAGTCAACTACATAAATATTTCTATCGCTATCTATACCTATAACCATTATTATCTGATAGTCACTTGACTCTGTAGCTTCATAGGCTAAGTCAACACCCATATAAATATTAACAGGAATAGCATCGTCTTTGTTTACAAGATATGCATATCCATCCCTGCTCTCAAACTCGTGGTCATAGTTTTGTAGTCTATCTGTTTTAAATTTAGCATTTTCTAAGTCTCTAGCCTCATTCAAATATTCTTGTGCGAACTTATGAGATAGCCCTACGTCTTCGAATCTTCTGCGTATATCTTGCAATTTTTCTTTACTAAAGTAACTAGGCCATAGTACATTACCATCTGAATCTATTGCTTTGTGATACATAACATCCCAAGCATAACTTCTCTTATCTCTTTTAGCCTCTACGTAACCATCATATATACTCTGTAGAAATGAATCATAGTGGACTATAGTACCTATCATCCATATAGAACCTTCATTATCTGCTGAGTTTTCCAATGCTGGTTCTACAGTAGACATAACCCACTCTTTAATTTCTTTTCTTCTATCTGGAGTTTTTGTATTCAGCTCAGATTCAAAGTCATCAAGAACTATCTTAGTATATCTTAAACCTAGTTGCGACCTACCACGAAGTCTTTGTGATGTGCCCTTAGCTATAATCCTATCGCCTTTGCTAGTGGTAAACTCTTTCTCTGTCCACTTACTACCACGTATATCGCCAAAGTAGTAATTAAGTGCGGGATTGACCTCTATGTGGTTTTGTATATATTTAATGTGGTCTATTGCCTGAGATTGCTCTTCGGCTACCCAAGCTATAAATTCTTTCTTGCCTTCAGGATTAAAGTATAAATGATATAGTAGTGCTGTTTTAGCTAAGGTTGACTTACTGTGACCACGAGGAAGTATGATGCAGTTTCTTTTTTTAGAGCTATCTAATAATAATTCATTTAACTCATAGTGATATGTAGCAGGAGAAGACTTCATAAAGTCCTCTGGTAGAAATAGTTGACCAAAAGCGATAATATCTCTCTTGGCTAATTCTAATACACGTTCTTTTTCAGATACGTTGTTTTTATTTATGTTCGGAGCTTTAGGCAATCTTCTGACATCCAATCTTTTTTAGGTACTAATTCAAATACACCACCATTCTGTAGCAAAGCTGGGCCTATCGTATACATCCAAGCATCTACCTCATCATCTTTATTGTAGGCTTTAACCATTCTTCTTTCATACAATCCATAGGACACGCCTTCATATTGGTCATATCCTGCTAAATCCATATTATCTACGTCTATAACTTCTACAACCATTTCATTTTGGTTTTCATCAATAAATGCGGCTGGATAATTTCTGTGCCCGGGAAACACCAATGAGTAGCCATCTACCTTCCAAGTATCTCGCTCACCATTTCTAAGTGTTCCGTATACTGCTAACTTATTCGTCTTCATTTAGGTCTTGTCTAAATTGCCAGTAATCACTTATGTCTCCCATATAACCACTATCAATAAAGCTAGAATAAACTTGACTTTCGTAAAACAGTTCATAGATTTCAGTAGCAATGCTTTGTTTTGACATATCATCTTCTAATGACATACCATTATCGTCAGCGTGCTCAAGAACCTCCATCACTATTTCGTATAGATTCATCAACTTTTCAATTCCCTTTTGGCACTTGCCAGTTTCTTATTGTTTCCACCAATAGCTTCTAGTTGCTCAGATGAGAATCCTTGGAATACAGTAACGGATTCAGATTTCTTTTCAGTATCTTTCATACCAGCTATAGAAACTAATTCTTTTAATAAGGACACTTTGTCGCTATCTCTAGAGGTAGTAGACTCTATAATGTCCTTCATTTTTTCTAAGATATATAATGGGGTTATTTCTGCCTCATTCATTATCTTATCTATTTCTTCACGTATCAAACTTTTTACCCTTTCAGTGTTCATTAAAAACTTAGCTTCTTTTTCTGCGTACTTCCTACTGTTTGCAGGAAAGGCATTTATAAAAGCATCTACTATGTCATCTCCCTTTGCAACGTACTTTGCAAACAAAAATTCATTTCTAGTTGGTTTCTTTCTATCTCTTTTTACCTTGTATGCACTATCATACTTAGGACTAAAGGTATATATGTTTTTTCTCATATTGCCAGAAATCTTATAATTACCTGAGCATATGTATGTACCCATTACAGTTCTGATGTAGTCATCTTTTATAACACCATTCTTCTTAAGATACTTTCTTTTTAAAACCTGACACACTTTACCATCATCGCATAAAATCCAATCACCTTCAAAACCATCTCTCCAATTCTCAACTAACTCAGTGTTAGGCATAAACTGTTCAAACTCATTGACATCATCAAATAGTAGATGGTCTTTTTTATTTATGGTTCTACTTTGCATTTAATACTTTACCATCGACAGTACTAACACCATTAACTATCTGGTGTATTGTAACATTAAAGTTTCCATTTTTATGGAAATCCACTATAGCAAATGCGTGTTGCCAATTATGTTGTCTATTACCAAGCCATTCGTTAGCTTCTGCACTCATATCCTTCAAGCACCCTATTGACCACGCTGATTTGACCCCATCAATGTGTGTAACAGAGCTTTGCTGAATATCATGATGGTGACCATACATAACATTACCACCGAGACGAAGGAGATGATTACGAGTGTGACTAACTCCTGCAAAATGATGCCCGTGGTAAAAATTAATTTTACCAATCTTGAGCATTTTACCGAGCCTATGATACTTGTATCCACGCTCTTTGAGACGAAGAGCATTTTTAACGAGTATCTCTTTAGCCAAGTATGGATTCTCTTCAACAAATCTATTAAGCCAGTCTTCATGATTACCCTCCACGAAATGACGTTCTTTAGTTCCTGCTTTATCAAGAGAAGCGTCTATAGTGTCCATACCCTTGTTTACAGCTTTTATTTCTTCATATACAAAAGGAAGCTGATACTCCAAAGGTGGTCTCTTTTTCTTTTTCCACTGCCAATGAGATACAGATTCCCATTCTCCAGTATCACCTAAGTCTATATATATATCGGGCTTTACAAGTTCTATAGCCTTGCATACTACCTTTATTGCTTTTTTGTCTTCATACGGAAAATGCTTATCTGGCGTTACGATAGCTCTCTTCATCTAACAAAACCTTTTATTGTTTTAATTAATAATACTATAGCTATGGCTTCTAGAAAAAACCAAAGCTTACCAGATATCATTGTTATAACTGCTACTGCTGTTCTCATTTATTCCTCCTAGACAATCTAGCAGACTGTCTTATTCTATCGTCTGTTATTCCCGGTATGACCACAGTATCAAAAAAATCACATCCTTCCTCTACTCTACAAGACTTACCACTTAACTTAGAATCTAATGTAATAGATAACTTATCATCCTTTCTATTAAAAACACAGCCTACACATTTACCAGCATCCCAATTAGAGCAGTAACTTCTAGCTATGTTTAATACATTGGTCATATCTACGT